AATATTTACTCCAGAGCATACGCAGACGGTGCGTGGCTTGATTGGAAGTCAAAATTTGATACGATTCAAACTACCGTGACTAACAATAAGTCGGTTACTTATTCTGCAAAAGATACGCTTATTAACGGAACCGACTTCAATGATGTTACGGCAATCGGAGTTTATCCAATCGCGTATACCTCAACACACGGAAATGATCCAATCGGGAAAAATCACAGGAGATTATTGATTGTTCTAAAAAAAGAAAATGTAGCCATAAACGGACAGATCATTATTGACGAAGATAGTGGGAACATTTACATTAGAGCCTATTCGGATGGAGCATGGCGCGATTGGAAATCTAAGTTTGATAACATTCTTGACGTTATTGACACGGAGAAATTAAGACCGAAGAATCTTGATACCCATTCTCACACGATCGCACACCGAGGCGTTCCGTATTCCACGCCAGCCGCAACGAAGCCTTCTTATGTTAAGGCAAAACAGATGGGGCTTTTGATCGCAGAAGGTGACATTAGATTTACTTCTGATAACGTTCCCGTTTTGTTCCATGATGCAAGTTATGTTTCTGACGGAGTTACTCATGTTATTGCAAATGAAACGTATGCGCAATTTATGGAATATGATATAGGCGCGGCTTTTTCTCCGGCATTCGCAGGAACGTACGGGCTTACGTTGTCCGAGTTTCTTGATTTGTGCAACGACCTGCAATTATATCCAACGATTGAGTTTAAGGTCGGCACAACGCAGCAGGTAAATGATTGCCTTGCCATTATTGATGCAAAACGTGCAAAGGTATTTAATTACAAGGCAAGCGTTGCAAATCTCAAGACGATCATCGACCATGATCCGTATGCTTCCGTTCGTTTGGGAGCAGATGATTATTCTGATACGCTTAGAAACAATCTAATTACCCTTCTTGCGTATGGAGAACAAAAGCATCAAGTGCATTGCGTTTTTGCGTATGGTTATGGTTCCTGGACGAGCGAACAGATTGCCGCTTGTCGTGCAACGGGAGCAATCATGGGCGTGTCAAGCATCAACAGCAACGAAAGATTGCTTGCATTGACCGAGGACGTTGACATTATCTTTACGGAGAACGGATTTAACGCAACAATGTACAAGACGATTAACGCGATGGCAGATTAAGTTTTGTAAGCTGTACCACAAATGAAACGTGGTGTTCCCCTTCTGGAAATTGCTAAAAAGTTACATACATTCTAGAATGATTGTAACAGCAAGAAAGGAGTGGAACGCCATGTATGAGTATTACAATCCGAACCCGTTTCAGAGGAACACGGGAGATTGCACGCAGCGTGCCTTGGCAAAGGCATTAGGCATTGATTGGGATATGGCAAGCGTGATACTTGCGGACAAGGCCATCAAGATGGGATATACCGCAGACGATAAGCACGTGTTTAGTGCGGTACTGAAAGAGAACGGATTTGATCGTTTTGCCATTCCCAACACTTGCCCCGATTGCTACACGGCAGACGTATTTTGCAGGGAGTTTTTCAAAGGAACCTACGTGTTAGGTTTTGGAAATCACGTTGCAACGGTCATTGACGGAGTTTTGTACGACACCTGGGATTCACGGAACGAAGTGCCTCATTTCTATTGGCAGAAGAAGGAGGCAGAATAGATGAACGCATTACAGAATATGCTTAGTACCTATTCCATGTTGACGCAAAATCCGATGCAGGTTTTGTCACGGAGATTCAACATTCCGCAGACGGTTGACGTTGGAAATCCGAACGCAATCATTCAGCACTTGATTGACACAAATCAAATCAAGCAATCCGATTTGGACGCAATACGGCAGATAATGCCAAAATAAGTTATTAGCTATGCGCATGGCTTTAACAATACATACGGGCTATCCAACGGCGAGGGTAGCCCCTAACCAAAAACAAATAGGAGGTAGAAAACATGGCACTATCAGAAAACGGCGGCATCATGCCGACAATGCCACTTGCACCTTCAAGTGGTGGAGATTTTGGCGGTAACGGATGGTGGATTTTACTTCTGCTTCTGTTCGCAGGCGGTGGTTTCGGCGGCGGCTTTGGCGGCGGCATGAACGGGATTTACCCTTGGATGAACCAGGCAGACATTACCACTAACGGATTCCAAAATCAGTTTTTGAACGACAACGTCACCTCAATCCGTGACGGGATCGGCGGCATTGCAACGCAGCTTTGCAACGGCTTCAACGGCATTGAGCAGGGCGCGAACGCAAGGCAGATGGCAGATATGCAGACCGCATTCAACGCACAGACCGCGATGAACCAGGGCTTCAACAGCGTTACCTCACAGCTTTCGCAATGTTGTTGTGACAATCGCCTTGCTACTGTTCAGACGCAGAACATCGTGCAGAGTGAAGGCGCGGCTACAAGGCTTGCCATTCAGAACCAGACGCAGCAGATTCTTGACAAAATGTGTCAGCAGGAAATTGACGCACTCAAGGCACAGAACGCAAGCTTGCAGAATCAGATTCTCATTCAGAACCTTGCGGCAAGTCAGAACGCACAGACCGCTGCACTCATTGCCGACAACACGGCACAGACACAGTACATCGTAAATCGCGTGGCACCTTACCCCATTCCGGCATATACGGTAGCCAATCCCGTCACGCCTGCCTTTGCATAAGGGGGTGTGAATTATGATGGAAAAGTTACGCGATATGCTTTGTGATGAGTTGGATGAGATTACGCGGAAGGGTGAATTGTCCGACAGAAGCCTTGACGAGATCGACAAGCTTACGCACTCCATCAAATCCATTGACGCGATCATGGCAATGGAAGATGGCAAGTACGGAAGAGGCAGACGAAACGCAAGGCGCGACAGTATGGGGCGTTATGCTTCGGACGGAGAATGGTCGAACAGACTTCACGAAATGGAGCGCAACGCACCGAACGAATATTCCAGGGGTGAAATCAGAGATTATTACTCACGGGAAAGATAAGTGAATACTGAAAAAGAGTGGCATCCACGGGGAGCAATCTTCGTGGGTGTCATTTTTATATAAAAAATCACAAAGGGAGGGTAACAAAATGGACGCAGGCGTGCTTGCCGCAATCGTCACGGGTATTTTGTCACTAGCAGGAGTTATTATCACAAACATCATGAGCAACATCAAGATTGAAAACGACCTTAAAACAGCGCAGGCCGTGACGGACGTCAAGATTGATGCGTTGTCGAATGCTGTTAAGGAGCATAACTCGTTCGCTAAGCGATTGCCCGTGATAGAGGAACAGATTAAGGTAATCAATCACAGAATCGAGGACTTAGAGAAAGGAGAAAGATAATGAAACTTAATTCCAAAGTTTATGACGTACTCAAATGGGTAGCAATGTTTTTCCTTCCGGCATTAGCGGTGCTTGTAAAGACCGTGTTTGCAATCTGGAACATTCCGTATGGTGAAGAGATTTCCGCAACGATTGTGGCGATCAATGCTTTCCTTGGAATGTGCCTTGGCATTTCTAGCATCAATTATCAGAAGCAGATAAATGAGAACAAGGAGAAATGGGATGAACTCTAATTCAAGTCTTGTTAGCTATGTAAAGATTTCCCCATACCGCACCGTTCCGAGAAACCATAAAATCGACACCATTACCATTCATTGCATGGCAGGGAATTTCAGCGTGGAAACCTGCGGAAACATTTTTCAGCGTGTAGGCAGGAATGCTTCAAGCAATTATGGCATTGGCACGGATGGACGGGTTGGAATGTATTGCGAGGAAAAGGATCGTTCCTGGTGTTCAAGCAATCGCGACAACGATCATAGGGCAATTACCATTGAAGTTGCCAATGACGGTGGTGCCGAAACGGGATGGCACATTTCAGACAAAGCAATGGAAACGTTGATTGCGTTGTGCGCGGATATTTGCAAGCGCAACAACATAGCAAAGCTTGTGTGGAGTGACAAGAAAGCAGACCGCGTAGGACATAAAAACGGAGTGAACATGACTTGTCATCGTGACTTCGCTGCGAAGGCTTGCCCTGGAGATTATATTTACTCCAAAGAAGGCTACATTGCATCGGAAGTGAATAAATTACTAGGCGTGAAGGAAAAGCCCATAGAAACGCCAAATACAAGCGCAGAACAGTATCACGTGGTTGTTAAGGGCGATACCATGAGCAAGATTGCAAGGAAGTACGGAACTACGCTTGCGAAGCTTAAAACACTAAATCCGCAAGTGAAAGACTTGAACAAGATTTACGCAGGACAAAAAATCCGCGTGAGATAAAGGAGGATATAAGAAATGGCTGTTGTAAAAAGAACAGGTTTAGCTTCAGTTGATTATGCAGGCAATAATCCGTATGGAGTTGGCGCGGACAGAACGACCGCAAAAACCACTACATATAGTACGCCACAGGGGAGTGCTTATGCACCGATACAGGCAGGAAGTATGCCTAAAACGCAGAATATAGCGCAGAATATCTTGCAGAATGCGCTAAGTGCGGACAAGTTTACTACTGGAGCAATTTCCGGTAATCGTATGGGCGTAAATACCCCCATGGCACAGTTGGAAAGTAGCTTGGCAAAGGTTACTTCCACCATGACACCTGCAAATCAAACCTCAAATGTCAATGCGAATGCCAACGCTAATGCAAGCGCAAACAACGCATCAACCACCACTACCACGGGCGGTGGATATGTTTCCGCACCTAATCAATCCATGGATTACATGAATCAGCTATCGGCAATGTTGCAGGCACAGCAGGCACAGCAGCAGGCACAGTTGGCGGCACAGCAGGCGGCAAAGGAACAGGCCGTGAGGAATGCTTACAACAGCAATCTTTCCAGTTTGCAGAATGCCTACGCGAACAGAACGGCTAATCTGGGTAATACCCTTGATTCCACGCTTGCGCAGCTTGGCGAAAACTACGATTATTCCGCAGAGAAGATCGCACAGAATGCGGAGAACGCACTTCGCGAAGCTTACGTTAACAGAATGTTGTCGCAGAAGAACCTTCAGCAACAGCTTAATGCGCAGGGTCTTACGGGCGGTGCGGCTGAATCAGCGATTGCCGGACTTCTGAATAATTACGGAAGTGCGCGAAACAACATTGAAACGCAGAGAATGAACAATCTTGCGGATCTTCTGAATATGTATCAGAACAACGTTGCCACGGCACGTGAGAAGTACAACACCGCACTCAATGACATTGAGAACGCCAATTACAATTATCAGGCGCAGATGCAGCGTGACCTTGCCAACGGAGTTGTTGGCACTTATGACGATCTTTATTCCGCACTTGCAAGCGGTGCTAATACTTATGCGAATGCAATGCAGGGCTTGGCGGCAAGCCAGGTTGGTAACGCGGCAGACCTTGCGGCAACGAACTACAAGAACTATCTGAATGCCATGAACAAGGGTACCACTTCCACCACTAAGACTTCCGGAAGCAAAAAGACGGTTGACAGTAGCGTTGCGAATACCATCAGAAACAGAGTGGCTGCAAGCAGCCTTTCACAAGTAGCACAGGAGTTATACAACGAACTTGGTGACTACGAACTTGTCATGGACTACTTAAAGGCGGCAGGAGTTTACTGATTCTCTTAAAGGAGTGCTATTATGGCAAAGAAACTTAACAATATAATTCCTGGACTTCTGAAAGAAAAGAACGGCAAAGATGAAGTCGTTAGGGTTAAGAACGTTATCGGAAGTGCAAGCGTGGAAGGTGAAGGCCTGCAATCCGCAAAGGACAGAAAAACCATCAAGGATTATGAGGCTATTCAGAACTTCGACATTGGTCAGCAGAAGAAGGTGCGTGATTCCATCTTTCAGGGTATCGGCACGAAGAACCCATACAAGCCGGAAACCATGGTTTTCAACGAAACGCCGGAAGCAGAAGCGGCAAGGGAAATTATTTCCAATAATCAGAAGAAGCAGGCAATGGTATCGGAATACAACGATGCCGTGAACAGGCAGCTTGAAAAAGCGTTGAGTAATTACACGCCACAGAACGAAAACACCATCCCTTCGCTTGCAGGAACTTACGCAAACAAGATTTTGCATCCCGTACAGTACGACAAGGCGATGAATGAAATCGCTCCGTACCTAGAGCAGAACGGCTTTACAAGGGATCAGTTGGAAAAGTATTATGCTACGCAGGCATTGCGCGAACAGAACAGGCAGATGCAGAACGTGGCAGCGGAAAATCCTTTTGCCAACACCATGTTGTCGTTTGCCACTAACCAGATTAGCAACATTGAAACGGGCGCAAATGCGCTTAATAATTGGCTTAGTGGTGCGCCACTTGCTTCCAATACAGTAGTAAATGAGTACGGAAAACTCACTCCCATTATTCGCGGAACCATCCGTGAGGACATTAAGAATAATGCCGACACGAAGGTTGGCGGTGCCATTGGCGCAGGTGCTTACGACGTGGCAACGGGCATTGGCGATCAGCTTATGTCGCTTGCACTCACGGGCGGCAGCAAGGCAGGAACGCTTGGACTTATGTCATACGGAGCAGGCGCAAGCAATCTGAATGAACAGCTTGGCAAGGACACTTCCGATGCACAGAAGCTTGCAACGGCTGTAACAAGTGGCGTGATTGAAGGCTTGACGGAGTACCTGCCTTTGGATAATTTGTTCAGATTGGCAAAGGGTGGTGCAGGTAGTACCGTAAGACAGATTGTTTTTGGCGTTTTGGGACAAATGGCTTCAGAGTTTGGAGAAGAGGGAGTTTCTGAAATAGCTAATTCAATCGCGGATAACATCATCAACGGTGCGCAGAGTGACTACTCACAGAACGTCAATGCTTACATGGCGCAGGGATTGTCGCAGGACGAGGCGAACAAGCAGGCCATCAAGGATGTGGCAGGCAACGCGATTTATTCCGCGGTAATCGGCGGCATTTCCGGCGGTATCATGGGCGGTGGTGCAATCACCATGAATGCGCTTGGCAACAGAGGCAACGGAAACAACAACGTGCAGAACAACGCGGTTCCTGCATTGGAACAGACGCAGACGGAAGCACCGCAGGCACAACAGGCACAGCCACTTCCTGCATTGAACAGAATTGGCGTTGAAGCGGAAAGTGACGCACAGAGAAATGCAGAACTTGCAAATCTCATCGCACAGGCGCAGAGGATGAACGAGGCGCAACAGGCAGAGGATTTAGAGGGTAGTCTGAACAGGCAGCTTGCGGAAGCCATGGCGCAAGACAGGGCAACAAGACTTCCGGACATTAACGGAAATTGGAACATAATGAATACGCTTGACTACTTTGATCGTCAGAGCAATGTTGCGCCTGATTGGACGCAGAGGGAAATGACGGAAGAAGAACGCAACGCACAGATTGCAGAGATGCCCGTTTCCGACAGAATCAGAAATCTGATTGATCCAATGCCTGCATGGAGAAATCAGCAATCTGCAAAAACACAGGCACAATTTGACGGAAATATCCACGAAGAAGCACCTACGAAACAGTACAATTCCGAGAAAATTGATGGTGAAAACCTTGACAGTTTGAACAAGGACTTAAAGAAACTTGTCAATATGTTTGGCACTTCCGAAACTAAGGCATTGTACGGACAGATCAATGAAGCGTTTAACTGGTGGTTACAGACGGGTAGCAAATATGCGCAAACGCGAGTAGAAACGTTACTTACGCAGCTTGACAATGAACTGAAAGGACATACTTATACTTACAAGAAGTCTTACGGCAAGAGTAAGGGCGCGAAAACCAATCCTACTGTTGTGTATGATAACTATGCACAGAAGGAATGGGATGTTTTCGAGGAAAATCTTGAAGATATTGGCAAAATCTATAATGCCAACAAAGAAACACGCAGAAGTGCGCAGCCTGCAATTCCTTCCGTTCAGACCGAAACTCAATTACATCAAAATACCCAAAATGATGTAGTTGAACAGAAGAATGATAAAATTGAGCAGAAGCCTGCGGAGAATGTGAACAATGTGCCAAAAGCAATGGAAGTCAACCTTGACGATATGCCTAAAAATGAAATAGAAGGCGATGATCCCGATATTAAGAAATACAATAAAAGCCTTGATCGCACATTTGGTATGTATGCGCGTGGCAATTACAAAGGAATTACATCGGCAGAAGTAATCAATACGGCAGACTTATTTACGCAAAATATCAATGCTTATCTTCGGACGGGGAATCGTGCATACATTGAGCAGGCTCTTGCTGCCGCAGGTAAGCTTGACAAAGCGATGGAAGGTCATGTTTACATAACCAGAAGAGATGGCAAAAAGCATACTTACGAAAAAAATCGCTTGGTTAATGAACTAAACAGAAACATGGCTACGCTTGAAAGGGTTGCGAATAAAAATACAGCCACGACACAAAACGAAGCCGTTGTTCAAAAACCTCAAACCACGCAGGCAGAGCCAATTGCACAAACCCCTGCAAACAACGTTGACGATTCCTGGGCGCGAGATTTAGCAAACGCGGAAGCGGAAGCACAGTATCAGCAGGCGCAGGAGCAGATTCCGTCCGTGAAGAAGCCTAAGAAGTCACAGAAAGCGCAGACGCAAACGGAACTTCCTTCCATTAAAAAAAACGAAACGGTAAGTAATGCGCCCGTGGCACAGACGGAGCAGACGCAAGCCGTTCCGCAGGTTGAAGCGCAGACGCAGACGCAGGAACAGAAGCCACTTACCACCATTGAGCCGAACGGCAATCCTTCCATTACTTCGCAGAATACTTATCAGAAATCCAAAGCGTTTTCAAGCAAGCAGGCACAAGAATGGCTTGCACAGGAACGCAAAAAAGGTACTTATGACGTGGATCATGTTTCCGAGAAAGCAAGCATGGAGAAAGCCGCGCAAAGAATGGCAGAGGACTATGAAGGCGAAGCAAGCCGCATAGAATCCGACACGCAGCTTGAAGGCTACCAGGTTGATGAAGTAATGATTATGCTGAAGCAGAAGATTGCCGAGGCTTTAAGGACGGGTGATTGGTCGGAAGTTAAACGGTTTTCCGCGATGGTCAATCAGAAAATCCACAAGGTGGCGCAATCCTTGCAGGCGTTGGCAAAGCACTCCCGTAGCGCGGAATCTGCGATCATGAAGGTTGAACAGATTGTTCAGAGCATGACGGGTAACACCGCGAACATCAGCAACGAGGATTTGACGGAAGTAGCAAACATTTTCAAAGAAGCGGAGCAGCTTGGCGAAAACAGCAGGGCGAGAATGGAACTTGAATCGCAGGCATACAAAATCCTTGCGAAGTACATTCCGAACACTACTTTCATGGAGAAGTGGAACGCTTTTCGTTACCTTGCGATGCTTGGCAACACCAGAACACACATCCGTAATATATTAGGAAACTTCATGTTTGGCGGCGTGACGAACATCAAGGACGCGATAGCCGGAACTCTTGAAGCTACCTTAATACAGGATGAAAGCAAGAGAACTAAGAACGTACTCAATCATGCTTCCGCAGACATGATTAAGGCCGCAAGCCAGGATGCCGACAATGTTTGGCAGGAACTTACGGACAGCGGTTCCAACAAATATTCCATGCGGAATGAGATTGAGAACGAGAAAAAGATTTTTAATAGCAAGGCACTTGAAGGTTTGCGCAAACTGAACGAGAAGTTACTTACCGCAGAAGATAACTTTGCTTTGCGGAACAAGTACAAGCGTGCGTTGGCAAGCTACCTGGAAGCTAAAGGTTACGACACAAGCATTTTTGAATCGGAGAACGAATCCGATAAGAAAGCCCTGGATGAAGCACGAAAGTACGCCATCAAGCAGGCGAAGATCGCTACCTTCCATGAGGAAAGCAGGGCGGCAGATATGCTTAATCAATGGTCGAAGGCTGCCTTGGCAAAAGATTCAAGCGTAGGACAGAAGGCACTTGGCGTTGCCATCGAAGCAATGGTTCCGTTCAAGAAAACGCCTGTAAACATTCTGAAGCAGGGTGCGATTGCTTACAATCCGCTTCAAATGTTCCATGGAGTTTATGACGCAATAGCGAATGGTGACAATCCTGCGAAGGCCATCGATGAATTTTCGCGTGGCGTGACGGGATCTGCAATCATGGCACTTGGCTATGCGCTTGCATCCATCGGAGCGTTGCGACCTTCCGAGAAGGAAGATGATGATCTTGACAAACTTACGGGCGAACAGGCATACTCAATCAATGCAGGCAACAAGAGTTACACAATCGATTGGGTGGCACCTGCGGCACTTCCGTTGTTTGTTGGAGCAGAACTCTACAAGGCGTTTGATGATAGCGCGGACTTTGATTTTTGGAGCGCATTGTCATCCGTCAGCGATCCCGTGATTGAAATGTCAATGTTGCAGGGGTTGAAGAATACGATTGAATCCGCTGCATCATACACTTCCGGAAAGAACACGCTTGGCGATACGGCAATCAACATTGGTTTTGGTTATGGTTCACAGGCCGTACCCACGGCATTAGGACAAGTGGCAAGGGCGGTCGATGACACAAGGCGGTCTACCTATACGGGAAAGACGGGAACTTCTGATACCGTCATGAGAAACCTCAAAAAGATACAAAACAAGATTCCTGGATTGTCGAAGCTTAGTGAGCCGTACGTTGACGCATGGGGTGAAACTTCGGAGAATACGGGTGGCAGCTTCCTTGGCAGGCTTGCCTACAATATGCTTAGTCCTGGATATTATGCCGACACTTCCAAAACGGGAACGGAAGAAGAACTGTATCGTCTGAAAGAATTGATGGATAGCGGTGAAATCGAGAACCACGCAATCGTTCCTTCCGTTGCGGATAAGACTTATAATAAGGAAAGACTTTCTCCGAGTGACTATACCGAGATTTCCACGCAGAAGGGGCAGAACATTCAGAAGCTTTACACGGAAGCAATCAGCAATCCAAAGTATCAGCAGATGCCGGACGAGAAGAAGGCAGAAGTATTGTCATCGCTTAACAAGTTTGGCAACGCACTTTCCAAAGCAGAAATCTTTGACTATGACATTCAAGGAAGCGACACCTACAAGAAGCGTTACGAAGCTTATGAGCAGGGTGGCGTGAACGGACTTATTGATTGGATGATGTTCAAGGACACCTTGGAAGGACAGACGAGCGCGGCGGCGGCAATCAACGCCCTGGATAACATGGACGTTTCGGACGAAGAGAAGATCGCATTCTTTAAGTCTGGACGCGATTATTCCAAAAAGGCACAGTATCTTGACAGCATTGATCCCATGTATGCGTATGATTGGTACAAAATCAAAAGTACCTACGGGGATAAAAAATCTGCGATTGAGTACGGAATTTTGGTAAGCGACCTTCCGGACGAAGAGAAGCAGGCGTTAATGAACGTGAATGCCATGAAGGATGCGGAAGTGGAGTACAGATTGCTAATCGGTCAATAATTTACCCCCGATTAGCCCCGACAAAAGAAAAAACCCTTGAAAATCAAGGGCTTTTAGGCAGCAGATAACGGGAATCGAACTCGAATGAGGTAATTTTCCAACAACGCAGAGAAATAGCGGAGAGTGCTTATTTGATAAGGCTTTTCGCTATTTTTTTGTGCCTAAAAATACAAGCCAAAATTGTAAAAAACAAGGTGATTTTGTATATTTTTGCCCCCGCGTTGCCCCCACTTTGGGAATTGCCCCATGTTTTGTCCTGCAAAAAATTTTTATTGTCGGACGAAAAAATTGCTAACGGGTGCAAAACCCGTTATCCGAGGATTGCGGAACTAAATTTATCCACGGCAGCCACTTTTGCCTTCTGCTTTTCGGCTTCCATGGAATGTGCATAGATGGAACGGAGAACGTCATCGGTCTGCCATCCACCGAGTGCCTGCGCGGTCTTTATGTCGGTGATGGTAAGCATCTTGGAAGCGAAGTAGTGACGAAGTTTGTGCAGGGAGAAGTGCGGTATGCCGAGTTTCTTTTCCGTGGCTTCAAGTTTAATGACGATTGAGTTTGGCGCACCGTCATAAACGTAGCCTTGTGCATGGATCAAGTCGGCAACGTCCTTCGGAATGATTATGTCACGTTCGGAAGCGGTGGTTTTGGTGGATTTCACGATCCATCCGTGGTTGTCATCCTGGACTTTTGACTTCCGGATGTGAACTGTTCCGTCAGCTTCCACGTCGGCAGGGGTAAGCGCAAGGATTTCACCGCGCCTCATGCCGAAGCAGGCAAGGACGATTGGCACGTAGAACATGGTTCCACGCAATTCGGCAAGTATTCTGCGCACGTCCTCGTCAGAAGGCGTATAAGGCTCTATTTTGCGTTTTTGCGGCAAGGTGGTATAAATGTGCAGAGTTGGTCTGAAAGTGCCTAAAACGGCAGATACGAAGCCGTGAGCGTTGCTTACGGACTTAGGTGAGTGATTAGCGGAATATTCATTGACAAACTTGTTGATTTCCACCTGGGTAATGTCATCTATTGGCATTCCGACAAACCATTGTGGCAGGACGCGACAGAACGATGAGTATTGACGAACGGTTGCAGGTGACAGAACGTTGCGCTTCATTTCATAGTAGGCCATGGCAGCTTCCTCAAAGGTCATTTTGCCGTTCGGTCGTTCACCTGCGGACACGATCACTTTTCGGATTGCTTCTTCGGCTTCCTTTTTTGTCGGCTTGTAGTCGAAAGTCGCATAGAAGCGTTTGCCGTTTACCATTTGACGGACACGCCATTTTCCGGACGGACGCTTTTCAATCGTCATCAGTTTTCTCCTTTATGGAATCTGCAATTATCACATTTTTCTATCAGTTTGCGCAATAACTCGTCTTTTCTGTTCACGGCACGAAGTAAGTCTGCATTGATTTCTTCCAATTTCACGATGCGGTCGGAACGAAAACCGACAATTTCCTCATATTTTTCCCGTTCCCGTTCAAGCTTTTCGTGGTAGCGTACCTTTTCATGGTCAAGCTGCGCACGCAGATCCTTGTTTTCCCGTTCCAACATTTCAATGACTTCCCTCTTATATCGGAGCAGGGCGTTGTCCTCGTCATCGTCCACGTCCAGAAGCAGGTTGGAAAGAAGAATGAGCGTGTTGTAGTCGTAGTTTTTGTTTTCGGAACCTTCCCCGTGGAACAGGCGTTGTACCGTGGAACGACCTAACTTGCGTTCATCTTCCGGCATCATATCAATCAGTTTGTTCAGAGATAAGCCTTTGTTCTTATAGGCTTCCTTCAGTTTCAGTATCAATTCAGTTTGTTCGGGCAGCTTGTTCATTAGATGGAACCTCCGAGGTATTAAGTGGAACTGTTTTTCTGTTGTCGGAAATGGTAACATTAAATCAGAAAGGCGGTGACAGTATGAGTGAAATGGATTTTTTAAAACTGTATCGTAATTCCACGGACGAAGCTAGGCGTTTGGCTGCCTGGATTCTAGAATTAGACTTGCGTATTGACGAGCCTCTTGTGAAGCGTGACGATATAATTCAAGTATGTGCTTTTCCTGCGCGGTCAATGCTTGAACAGGGTTGATGTTTTCTATTGTAATAGAACAGGAATCATCTTCTGCACGCTGCACGCTTATGTCGAAATAGCTTGTCGGAACGCCAAAATAATCTGCAATCTTCTGTAATTTTTCTCTTTTCGGTTCACTTCGACCGGATTTCCAATCTGAAAAAGTTGATTTACCAATGCCCGTTGCATTAGCGACGTCGGCATCCCTTACGCCTGTTTTTTCTTTAAGTACACAATACTTCTCATAAATTGTCATTGCAAATCCCCCTTTGAAAAAAATTCTGAAATCCGCACAAAAAGTTGTTGACAAGTTATGAAACCCGTATTATGATTAAAGCGTGGGTACGGAAAGCAGAACTTTTTTATAATAACTATTGTGGTGATATTTATTATAACTGTTTTCCGTACTAAATGCAAGAGAAAAGTACGGAAAGGAGGTCTATCGCATTGTCTGTTATGTCTGAAGTTTCTAGTAACAAGTTGTATTGCAAGTATGCAGAACTACTTGCGAAGTCGAACACTACCACCTACGAAGTATCACGGAAAACAGGAATAAGTGCATCTACTTTTTCTGATTGGAAAAATGATAAGTACACTCCAAAATTCAACAAGATACGCAAGATAGCTGAATACTTCGGAGTATCGGTAGCTTATTTCATGGAGGATTAGCTTATGTATGAACTTTACCTTGTCGGGCAAGCAAGGGAGAAATTCAACACATCGGCTAAGAGAAAGATGCGTGCCAGGGGATGGGATATGAAGGTTTTGGCGGCAGAACTTGGAAGAACGCCAGAAAGCATCTATTCCTTCTTTGCACACAAGGACAGGCCAATGAGATTTTTGGCAGCAGAGATTGCCACGAAACTTGAAATGACGCGAAAGGATTGGACGTAATGCCAAAACAGTTTGCAAGCGAGTTGGAAAGGAAAATCTATTCATTCCGCAAGTGGTTTAAGGGTAAACGGGCGATGGAAAACGTATCGCAGATAGCCCTTGCGAGGGAGTTGGGCTTATCACAGCAGGCCATTTCCAACAAAATCACCACTATTGGGAAGGGATCGGAAATCACCTACAAGGACTTGCTTGTATTCTTTCGGGAAGTTGGAGCGAGTGACGAGGAAATCCTGCATTACATGAAGTTATGAAAGGGGAACACATGAAGAATCTAATCATTTCTATTTTATCTATGCAAATCATCACGGGATTGTCATTCTGGGAATATTCCACGAAATACGACAGAGTTTTTATCGGTGTGGCACTCACGATCGTTCTTTGGGTTGTCATTGAAACCCTGGATGAGTTTGTTCTTACGCAACGCAGGGAATACAAATTCCGCGAAGCAATGCTCCGCAATTTCAAGGAACAGATGGAAGAAATCGGCAAGCTGCACAGAACGCTTGAAACGCTTGATGAAAGGCTTGACGTCATCGACCTTACCGATGAGAAGGAGGTGGGCTGATGAGTTATGAACTTGTTGTGGCATGGATGGATGCCTTAATCGAATTGTGGTACAAGGTACGGTTAATAAGAACATTGGCATTTGCAAGCGGTAACGAATACGCAACATGGATGGGTTTTCCAGATAGGCAGGAGTTTCATTTGGACTTATGCGACAGAAAATGGGAAATCACAAATCTTGCCAATCATCTGAACACGGAACTTTGTATTGACACCACACATGATACTTACGATTATTGGTTTTTCATTTACAAAGGTTTCAAATTTTTCACTCTTATCGACAAGGAGGACTAACGATGAACGTTTGCAGAGGTTGCGGAGCAAATTGTGATCCTGGAGAACTTCGGCAGGGGTTGTGTGATGATTGTCGGAGCATGGAAACGGAAGTGCGGATGGTTCCGGTCGTTACGGACAGACGCAGGCAAAGAGTTTTTGAGGAAATGGAAAGGAATGGTGTGGCATGGGCAGCTTATACAGCTTGACTAACGAAATGATTGAACTCATGGATTGGATGAGTGATCCCGAAGTAGACGCACAGGCAATTCAGGACACTTTGGAAGGCCTTATGGGTGAGATTTCCGACAAAGCAGAACAGTATTGTTTCGTCATCCGTCAGTTTGAGGCAGACGCGGAAGCATACCGCAAGGAAGCGGAGCGTTTCAAGCAGAAGCAAGTGATAGCGGAGAACAATGCGAAGCGCATGAAGCAGGCGGTGCAGCGTGCGATGGAACTCACGGGGCAGGAAAAGATGGACGCAGGGTTGTTTAAGTTGAAGATTGCCAAGAACGGCGGCATGAAGCCACTTGTGATTGACGGAGAAGTACCTGCGGAGTATGTGAAGATGGTTCCGCAAAATGACAATGACGCAATCCGCAAATTTCTTGACAGCCTGGATGAGAACGACACTTGCGCATGGTGCCATTACGGAGATCGTGGCACACACTTAGCTATTAAGTAGGAGGGAAAAATGGCACAGACTAATTTACCAAAAAACAAGGCAGGCTACGGGTACAAGTACACCGAACTGTCACAGATCAATGAATACCTGGAAAGCGTAGGCATTTCATATTATCAGTACATCCAGACGGATGATGTCGGAAATGACTATGTTTACACCGTACCAATCATTGACGGAGAAGAGAAAACCGCAAGGCGCGGATGCAAGATCGTGAACGCACCACTTAGCGGAAAGAGCAATCCTGCACAAGAGCAGGGAAGTGCAATCACCTACGCAAGAAGATACAGCCTGTTGATGGCCTTCGGACTTGCCACGGAAGATGATGATGCGGAAAGCCTTACTGTAAAGCAGGCACCTGCACAGAAGCAGACGAAGCAGCAGGAAGTGAACCATGATCTTGAACCCATTACGGCAGGGGAAGTAGAAATCCTGCAAAATCTGCTAAACAACAACGGAATTGACATGGAGTATCTTAAGAAGCTTTACAAGATTTCAGACGTCACCAAAGTAACCAAGAAGGTTTATGCGAACATCGCAAAGAACATCGAAAAGATCAAAGAGAAGCAGGAGGCAGAGAAGGCATGAATAACGTGACGCTTATCGGAAGATTAGTTGCGGATCCCGAAGTGAAGTATTCCAACGGGGGAACTTCAATCGCAAAGTTTAGGATTGCGGTTGACAGACAGTTTAAGAAGGAAGGACAGCCGGAAGCTGATTTCATTTCCTGCAATGCGTTTGGAAAAACGGCAGAGTTTATCGAAAAGTATTTTCACAAGGGAATGAAGATCGGACTTGTAGGGCGCATCCAGACGGGAAGCTATGAGAAGGACGGAAGAACCGTTTACACCACCGACATTATCGCGGACAACGTGGAGTTTGTGGAAAGCAAGCAGAACGCACAGGAGCAGACGCAGGCGCAGCCTAAGACGGAACAGAAGCCGAAACAGACGCAGGGCGCGAATGACGGGTTCATGAGCATAAGCGATGGTTTGGAAGATGAATTACCTTTTAACTAATGAGTGAACAGGGGTGTGCTGATGATAATTCTTGAAGATACAAGGCAACAATCGCATAAGCATGACCTAAAGCACAAGTGGTTTGAAGAACATGGCATCATCGTGAAAAGGTGCCGCCTATACATCGGTGACTATACGCTGCCAACAAATCAAAGCGTTTGTATCGACACTAAGTCGCATTTATTGGAAGTGGTTTCCAACGTCACGCAGGATCACGAACGTTTCCGTAATGAAATGATTAGGGCGCAGGAAGCAGGCGTGAAGCTGATTTTCCTTGTTGAACACGGGGAAGGGGTTGAGTGCCTGGAGGACGTAATCTTTTGGGAAAATCCGCGCAGGCACAAACGGAAGAAGGTTGACGGGAAATGGGTTGACTACGAAACAAAAGCCACGAAGGGCGAAACGCTTTACAACATTCTGAAAACCATGGAACGCAAGTACGGAGTTGAGTGGCAATTCTGCGACAAGGAAAGCACCGGACGGAAGATCGTTGAACTGTTAGGCGGTGATGAATATGAGTAGCGGATGGGTGAAAGTAGAAAGAGATTTGCTTGACAGTTGGTTATGGGAAGATGCCGAGATATGCCGAGTTTGGCTTTACCTGCTTCTGAAGGCAAATTACGAAGATAAAAAGCAGATGATAGGCGGCAAATTGACAACGATTAAACGAGGCGAATGTTTCAAAAGCGTAAGATGCATTTCCGAACAAACAGGCGTTTCCGTGAAAAAAGTTAGGGCAAGCCTTGAGGTACTCGAAAGGGCAAACCTCATTACCCGAAAAGGGCAAGCCATGGGGCAAACCTTTAGCCTTGTAGGATATGGGGTTGAGCCACTTCCAGGGCAAGCCATTGGGTATACCAAGGACACACATTTGGGCGAGCCATTGGGTACACCATTGGGTAAACAAGGTTCCACATATAAAGAATATATAGAATCTAGAAATAAGAATGAAGAAGAGAATAGAATAAATAATTCTAATTCTAAGGCCGCCTTCGGCAGAAACAGGAACGTCTATCTCACGACAGAAGAGTTTGAGGATTTGGCAGAAGAGTTTGGATATGAAGCTGCCATGGAAAAGATTGAAACGGAATCTGCATGGAAGGTAAAAAGGGGTGCGGAGATCGACAACGATTTTGCGCTGATACGGAAGTGGCTTTTAGGTGACAAGGAAAGAGGGTTGCTTGAGAAGCCGAAGCCGATGGTGACGGAAAAGCCAACAGAGCAGCTGCCGGAGGAAGAAGAGGAAGAGGAAATCTCCGATGAAGAGTGGTTAAAGCTATAAACGAAGTTAGGAGCAAACGGGAATGTATGACGGACTTTATCAATTCAAAACGCAAGACGCATATTCCTTTGCGGAACACGTACACATACTGACAAAGCAGAAGGGTGACGAACTGGAGTTTAAGGTATGCCCGTACTGTAAGGGAAGGTCAAGCGGAAAGAAGGACGAAAAGACATTCTCCATCAATCTTACGACAGGACAGTTTAAGTGTTTCAGAGCATCATGTGGCGTTACGGGAAACATGATAACGCTATCAAGGGATTTTGATTTCTCGTTGGGATCGGACATTGACAAGTATTACAAGCCGAAGGTACGGAAGCCGTTTAAGAGGCCATCGGAAAAGATCGTACCAAAGGAACCTGCGGTCGCATACCTTGAAAGTCGCGGAATATCGAAAGAGGTTGCGGAAAGGTATGAGATCACCACGCAGAAGGACAGGGATAACGTTCTTGTGTTCCCGTTCTTTGACGAAAAAGACAATCTGTTCTGCATCAAGTACAGAAAGACGGACTTCGACAAGGAAAAGGACAGTTGCAAGGAATGGTTCCAGAAGGGAAGCGAAACGATACTCTTCGGCATGAACCATTGCAACATGGAAAACAAGACGCTGATACTCACGGAAGGGCAGCTTGACAGTTTGTCGGTGACGGAAGCAGGTTTTGAAAATGCGGTAAGCGTACCGAACGGAGCAAACGGCTTCACCTGGGTGCCGAACTGTTGGGATTGGGTAAATCAGTTTTCGGAAATCATCATCTTCGGTGACTACGATCACGGAGAAATTACCTTGTTGGCGCAGATGAGGCGCAGGTTTCGGAAGCAGACGATACGGCACGTACGGATCGAGGACTACAAGGATTGCAAGGATGCGAACGACATTCTGCGGAAGTACGGCAGGGAACAGATAAAAGCCTGCATAGAAAATGCCGTGACAATTCCGATAAAACACGTCGTGCTTGTCAAGGACGTAAAGGACATAAACCCTTACGACATACCTAAACTTCCAACGGGTTTCAAGCAGCTTGACACCATGCTTTACGGAGGGTTGCCGTTTGGTGGAGTTACGGTCGTTACGGGAAAGGCAGGTTTGGGAAAATCCACGATGGCAAGTATGTTCATACTGAACGCATTGAACGAAGGCCACAAGGTATTTGCTTACAGCGGAGAACTCACGGCAGGAACTTTCAAGTCATGGTGCGTATCACAGGCGGCTGGTCCGGCTCATGCGGAGAAGTACGAAACGAAGTGGAAGGAAACGGCATGGCGCATTTCCAACGTAAACACGAAAATCATCACGGAATGGTTCGGAGAAAACTTCTACCTGTACGATGAAAGCGCGGTGGATGACGAAGAGGACACGGACGAAGAAGGTGACTTGCTGAAACTTGCGGAAGAGAACATCGTGCGGAACGGCTGCGACGTGCTTCTGTTCGACAATCTAATGTCGGGAATTGACCTAGTGATGACGCAGGAACGCGACAAGTACGAACGGCAAAGTAAGTTTGTCAGAACGCTTGCGAGGATGGCAAGGACGCACAACGTATTGATCCTGCTTGTGGCACATCCGAGGAAGAACAATTACGGCATCAACGGGAATGACGAAGTAGGCGGTTCAAGCGACATTACGAACTTAGCTTCCGTTACGTTGATGATTGACACGGAAAAGGACAATCCCGAAGGCAGGATGCTGAAGTGTTGGAAGAACAGGCTTTTCGGCAAGACAAATCCGCAGGGATGGAAAATCCAATATGACGAGCGAAGCAAGCGTATGTATCAGTTTGAAAGTGACCTGGAGCGCAAGTATAAGTGGGAGCAGGAATTGTTCACAGACGTATCGGACGAGAAAACGCCTTTTGACGAGTGAGGTAAGGATTGATGGAAGAATGGCTAAAACAGATGGGTGCGGCAAGCGGTGAGTTGTGGAAAGTTTTTAAGTCTTTCGCACAGAACGCGGAACCGACAAACCAAAAGTGGTGGGATGACTTCGCAGCCGCCATGGATGGGGCAACAAGAAAGTATTTTGGAACGGAAGTTGAGATTTACGCCAGAGATTACGCGTTGGCGTTGATCGTGGAAATGGAACGGAAAACAACGGGCAGGCAGATAAAGCCTAGAGAAAGAAAGGGGAACACAAATGAGTAAGGAATTACGGGTAAGGATCAAGTTTACGGAAGAAGTTTTGGGAACGGCAAATTCCGACAAGGACATTCATGAGGAATACATCGCAAGCAAGGCACCTGACGCACCGAGCAGGGAAGAAGAGGTTGCGGCTTTGGGCGTTGACGAGGTTGTGGCGAAGGGAAAGACGATCTTCCATCGGAACGCTGAAGGCAAGCCGATTCTTTGGGATTATCAGATTAAGGGCTTTTTCAAGTCGGCTGCACAGGCAGGAAGCTACGTTGGCGGTGACGCGAAGCTTGCAGGGTACAAGAAGAAGATTGACCTTCTTGTGTTTGTGAACGAAAGACAGATTGTTCTGAACGTTCCGGACGGAATGGAAATGGGCGATTGTCAGAGGCCTTTACGGGCGCAGACGATGCAGGGTGAAAGAGTTGCGCTTGCCAATTCCGAAACTTGTCCGGCAGGAACGGAAGCGGAGTTTACCATCAAGGTTTTGGATGACGGGCTTATGAAGTACGTCCTGCAATGGCTTGACTACGGATCGTTGAACGGCATCGGAGCATGGCGTAACAGTAGCAAGGGGAGATTCACCTGGCGAGAAGTATGGTAACGTGACGGAATAGCATGGTAACGCAACGCAACGGCATAGTGAGGCGCAGATATGCGGAGGCATAGCTTTGATGCGAATGGCAAGGCAACGGCAAAGAGAAGAAGCGATTTGCCACGGCAGAGAAAAGGGATGCAAAGCTATGGCATGGCATGGAGTGAAGAAGCATGGCATGGGCGATGAATGTCCTGGAATGGCGAGGCAAAGCAATGGCATAGCTATGAAGTGATGCGAAGTGCATCGGCAAAGGGATGCGTAGATAAGCCAAGGCATAGCGAGGCAGAGTATTGCATTGGCAAAGCGAGGCGCGGTTACGAATCGCAAGGGCATAGCACAGAGGAACGGTGTTTTGAGTTGCAACGGAGAGGCGTGGAAGGGTTCTGCATTGCGAGGGAACAGAATTGCAAGGATTGGCTACGGCATTGAATAGCGAAGCAGCGATTCGCGTAGCATAGGCAAAGAAAGGAAAGGGAAGCGGAGCGATGGCAGACGGAGTGAAATATCACTTTCTGATAAGGGAAGATTTGGAAAAGCCCATTCCGCAATTCAATTTTGTTTTGAAGAAAGGAAGGGGGAACGGCATGGTGGAAAGACTTTCAATGATGATTTCCGAGGCACAGTACAAAGAGTTGGTGCAAATGCCACGGGATGAAGCGGTGAAAAAGATGGTCGAAATGAAGCCGGAAATTCTGAAATGCAGACAGATTTACAGAGCGAAGGCATTATCTTCGGAACTTGTAGGTCCGGGCGGCACAACGGCATTTTGGATCGAGTACCTATACGGCTAGAACGCTGAATTTGACCGAATAAGCCACGAAAACGCATTCCGTGGTAAATGTATCGGAAAAAATGAAAAATGCCCGTATGGGGCAAATACGAACGCAGAAAGGCAGGCGATAACGTGCCGACAGTAAAACTTTACAACGTGGTAACGGCAGATGAACTTGAACTCCCCGTCTGCTGCGATCTCATCGGAGCGAAATCCGTGGCAGACTACCTGGGGGTGACGGAAAACGTCGTTCGGCAATCGCTTTGTCGGAACCATGACATAGGCAAGTACAGAGTGGTTGTCACGGGCGAATACACAAATCCGATGACGCATTTTGAAATGTGCCTGCATCGTGCGGAGTTGGCACGCCTGCGGTACAGACGCAGAAAGAAAGAGGAATAATGTGATGGATAAAATGATACTAGATGTTACGTGCGGTAGCAAATCAATTTGGTTTCAAAAAAACGAACCGCATACAATCTATTGCGATAAACGCAGAGAAGAATGGGATAGCTATTTTGGAAATGACACAAACAAAGATGGCAGAAAGAAACATAGACACCTGGAAATAAACCCAGATGTGCTATGCGATTTTACAGAGTTGCCTTTTCCGACAGAATCATTCAATCTTGTTGTTTTTGATCCGCCACATATAAAAAATCTTGAAGATACAAGCTGGTATAAAAAAGCATACGGATCCTTAGATGGCGAATGGGAAGTTATGCTTCGCAATGGATTCAACGAATGTATGCGTGTTTTGAAAATTGGTGGTGTGTTGATTTTTAAGTGGTCGGAAGTATCAGTAAACACAAGAGATATTATTGACATTATTGGGAAAGAGCCTTTGTTTGGTCACAGAAGTGGGAAAAAGGCTAATACTCATTGGATGTGCTATATGAAATTTGATGAAGAACAGGAACAGATGACTATATATGATTTTTTGAAAGGAGGCATCTAATGTTAGGCATCACAATCGGCATCGGAATACTTGCAGGCATCATCATGATTGGCATTCTGTTCCTGTACGTGTTCTGGTGCGTGATAGTGGAAGATACGGAGGATAAAGAAGATGAGTGAGATAACACATGGAAATTTCTTTAGTGGAGCAGCCACCTGGGAGTTGGCTTGTAAACTTTGTGGGTGTAAGACACTTTGGGAATCAGAAATCGAACCATTCCCTGTTGCTTTGGAAGCCAAAAGATTTCCAGAAGCGAAGCAGCTAGGAGATATTACAAAAGTTAGTGGGTACGATATTGAACCCGTAGACATTATGACAAACTCTTCACCTTGTCAATCAATTTCCGTAGCAGGTAAAAGACATGGAATGGCGAAAGGTAGCGACACGCGATCAAGCCTGTTCCATGAGGTAATCAGAATAACGAAAGAAATGAGGGAGAAAGATGCTAACGAGCAATTACGAAGTGGAAGGACAGTTGAGTATATTCGACCTGGACTTTGGATTTGGGAAAACGTGCCAGGAGCCTTGTCAAGCAACAACGGAGAAGATTTCCGCACCGTCCTTGAAGAAATCGCAAGGATCGTCGAGCCTTCGGTTTCAATTCCTAGACCTGCGAAGAAGTGGGCTAATGCCGGAAGCGTGGCAGGAAACGGATGGAGCATTGCATGGTGCATCCGAAACGCAGCTAATGAAGGAGTGCCACAGAGACGTAGAAGAATCTTCCTTGTCGCGGATTTTAGAGGAGATCGCGCCGGAGAAATACTTTTTAAGTCAGAAGGCCTGCATTGGCATTTTGAGAAGGTGCGCAAAGCGTGGGAAGAGCCTTCCAGAAGTCTTGAAGAACGCATTGATGAGGCAGGCAGATATATCCGAGGCGAAATTGCAGAGCCTTTTAGCGGAGAATGCGGAGGAAGAGTAGAAAAACAATAAACGCCCCTTCCATTTCTACGATACAAACCCCACAGATGCAAGATACACGGAATGTGGGGGGGGCGTTGCGAACACGGTTAGAGCAAGATACGGAACGGGTGGAAACAATATGCCAATCATCATTCATTCCGATTGAATCTCATCCCAAGGATAGCAGATATGTTTTTAGGGGGGGCATGAATGCAATCAAGCGATAGTGTCAATCATGTGCCACGATGCGGCACACGGGGGATTGATAATGCAGAGAAAATAGCATACGGCATGGACAGATACAGTTGGAATCAAGGTTACAACGCATTGTACGATTTCCAGGTATTTGAGAACGTCGAACCTGCGTTAGTTGCTAGGGGGGGGCAGCGGTCTGCTGTTACGGAAAGAAGCGACCTGCTGTTGTATCAGAAGGTGATAAGCAGCCTAAATGCCACGGACTATAAATGGGTGCAACAACAACAAGTAGTGGAGAACAAATTGATAATATGCAAGAGGCGATAGGTTTTGACAGATATAACCAAACTATAACGGGGGGGGTATCACCAACATTGAAGCATTCACAAGGTGGAGATGATTATCCCGTTGCTTTTATCAAAAAAAAGGCAATCGGATTTGACGGGTACAACGGAGATATAACGGGTGACAAGGAAGCGACGTTGGGCGTTAATTGCGGATTGACTACGGGAAGGAACGGAGTTTTGGTGAAAGCAATCGGATTTGATACTTATAATCAGGTTTTGACGGGGGGGGGGTGGCACGAACATTGACTAGCGTAAAAAGTGATTGTGACCATGTTCCATGCGTGTTTGTTCGGAAGCCATCCGAGAAGCCCGTCTACACCCTCAAAATTAGGGGGGGCGAGAAGGTGGAGGCAAGGGAGCATTGATACAGACAGATTTATCGGCAACGTTAGGAACGAATCAGGATCAGTATATGTTTGTTCCCACTAGGGGGCGAAGAGAATGCTACTCAATAGATGAAAAGTGGGGAAAGATGGGAATTTACGTATGGGAAGAACAGGCGAACACATTGGCGAACAAAGATTACAAGCAGCCACAGGCGGTGATGGTTCCACGGAAGGAAGAACGGTAGTGTTGGCAATCCTTGAAGGGAACGGCAGCAGGCCATCGCACAAAGGCCCTGGAATTTCCATAGGGGGGGTACGATGTATACCCTAAATTCCGTGGAAGTACACGGAGTAGTCACAAGGAGAAACAAAGATGAGTTGTCTTAACCCACAGGACGTGCAGAGCAGGCACATAATGACGGTTGACGGACACGCGGAAAGCCTCTATGCAGGTTGTGGCATGAGGGGGGGGCAGCAATACGTGTTGGTGCATCGGCAACGGACAGGCGCATCAGTTTTACCTTCAGAACAAGATGGGTGCGCTGAACTGTATGCACGATCAGCAGATAGTGATGGTGAGGAAGAATGAACTTAAACAGACACGACGTGCAGAGTAAAGCGATTTATTCCACGGACGGAGTTGTTGCAAGCCTCTATGCAGGCGAATGCAGGCATGGGGGCGGTGAGTGCTATATCATGCGAAAGGAGAAAAGACAGATGGCAGACGAGAATTTCATGAATCCACCAGAAGATGACGGGGAATATGCGGTGCGGAGATTGCTTCCGTGTGAGTGCGCAGCGTTGCAGGGATTTCCGAAGGACTATTGCGATGACGTGCCTCATTCCGACAGCGCGGAATACAAGTTGTGGGGTAACGGCATTGCGCTTCCGTCAATTTTGGGGATCATTCAGAACGCGGTAAGGGTATGCGAGGAAAGGCAGGTGGCGAACGATGCTAAATCCAGTACGTGACGAGGACGCAGGTGGTTTTGCGAACCACGAAGATTGGTGTTTGGCGATGGGGATGCATCCGGATTGGAAGAAAGGTGACGTGCTAGTAGGGAAGTCGTGCTACGGAGTGAGCGTGAAGCTGAAGTTTTTGGCATGGAGCGAGTTGGATGACAGGTGCTTCATTGCCGAGGACGAGGACGGTGACGTGACGGATGATTGGCTGTTTAAGGATTTTCACACGGAATATGGGGAGGAATACTATGAGTAGAGAGAAGATTATCGGAATTATCATTGCATGGGTTGTTTGCATGATTTTATCGTGGCTTGTCACCTGCGGACTTGTGTGGGTTGTCTGCAAGTGCTTCGCATGGACGTTTTCATGGAAGATTGCCACGGGAATATGGGTTGTGTGCTTGATCGCCAGATGGATTGTATCGGCAGCGAAGAAAGGGGAATGACGAATGACAGAATTTGCCCTTAACGGCTACAAACTTCTAGGGGGGGGGAGTAAGGAAAATCGGATAGCGAATGACTACTACGCCACGAACCCGAAGGCGGTGCGAATGTTGTTGGAGCGTTATGAGTTGAAGGCAGATACCATTTTGGAACCATGCGTAGGTGAAGGACATATTGCCAACACGGTAAAAGAGTTTTACGGCAACAAGGAAGTTGTCGGAATTGACATAGTAGACAGGGGCTATCCAGGAACGATCATCTGCGATTTTCTGAAATGGGATCCCGACAGGGAATACATGAGCATCATAACCAATCCACCTTACAGTTTGGCGCAAGAGTTTACTGAAAGGTGCATGGAGATTTTGGGCGAAGGCGGTCAGTTGTGCCAATTCTTGAGAATACAGTTTTTGGAAACGGTTAGGCGCAAGGCGTTGTTTGAGAAATATCCACCGAAGTATGTGTACGTGTTTTCTAAGCGGATGCCGGTCTTTAGTGATGGACGGGAAATAGATCCGCAAACGGGCAAGGTTTGGGCTACCACGCTTTGCAACGCATGGTTTGTGTGGGAGAAGGGAAGCAAAACGGAAACAGTAATAAGATGGTTATAGGGAGGTAAGCAGCATGAGTGAATTTATCGCATTTTTAATCGGTTGTTTTGTCGGCGGTCTGTTCGGCGTTCTTTGCATGGCGTTGGCGGTGGCAAGCCAGAGGGCGAGAGGAGGAGAAGAATGACAGATACGGAGCGAATTAAACACATAGAGGAGTTATGGAAAGATGCTGACATCGCAGATGATTACACGCAAGATGTATTATTTGCAGAGCTTGAGCAAGAATCATTCGCAAACATAAAGGACATTATATGGCTTTTGTATTGTTTTGCGATGGACGTTCATAACACGCTGAATATATGAGGAGGGTGAGTGAATGACACGGGAAGAAGCGGTTGAAGCATTAACAAGACTTGAAATAAGCAATTTTAGAAGCGGTAAAAGTTATATCACGGAGGCTTTTGTGATGGCAATCAAAGCATTGCAGACGGAGCCAAAGAAAGGCTATATATCCATTGCCGACGTTATGTCCGTTTTTGATGATTTTATGTGTGGTGATGTCGATGAAGATGGAACAGAAATATTTTTAGAAATGTTAAAAGACAAGGCAGAAAGTGAGGACGAAGAATGACAGTAGCAGAAGCGATTAGCGTTTTGAATATGGTCGAAGCATATGGTTTGGCAGACGATGCAAAGAAGATGGCAATCCGTTCCCTTGAAGCGTGGGAGAAGGTCAAAGAGGAAATTAAAGATAATCGTGATGATTGGATAAAAGGTCTAGACCCAGAATGGCATACATACGATAGGTGTATTGCAATCATCGACAAGCACTTAAAGGAGGTGACGGAATGAGCGTATTGATTAAAGGCATAGACGCGCCACATGATTGTTACGATTGTGATTTTGCATACACATTAGATGGGGATTGGCATTGTTCATTGCTTCATGATGGGCGTGTTGAATCACTTATAGATAAAAGAGCAGATGATTGTCCGATGATTGAAATTCCGTCCGGGCATGGCGATTTGATTGACCGAAGCAAGATCGCATTTGATTATTGGAGCGTTGACAATTATGCATTTGTTGGCAAGAGAAACATTTTCGAGATGCCCGTGATTGTTCCGGCAGAGAAGGAGGGCAAGTGAGTGGACGAAGATTACAAGCGGTTTTGCCTAAAGTGCGGATGGAATGACGCAGATTATGGATGCACAAGCCCCAGGAACGAGGAAGTGTATCAATGTCCGATGTATATGCATTATCATCCTGAGGAAGTGGAAAAGTTTGAAAAAGCTATGGAAGAATGGGCGAAACAAAGGGAAGGGCGGTGACGCAGAATGAGCATTTTTAGTGACCACGATTGCGGAGCATTGTCGGACGAGGATTTTGAGCGCGAGTGCATCCGCATGAATAATCGTGACAGGATCGAGAGAGAAGAAGAACTGGAAAGATTGTACCATGACGATGATAGCGAAGGGGGATTGATAGAGAATGAATGAAAGTGACTACGAAGAATACCTGCGGAAGTACATGGCGAAGCACCAGATACCGCGCGAGGAAGCCGAGAAACACTTGATCGTGATGATTTACAGAAGAGAATGCGAAAGGAGAGAGGATCCATGCGAGAAGATAAGCCAACAAGAGTAATGATTGCGGTTCCATGCCTTAACAACGTGCATATCAAGTTTGTAAGCAGCTTGATTTCCCTATTGTTCCATCGGATTGAAGGCGTGGAGTACCGCCTGCAATTTGTCGCGGACAGCCTTACCTACACGGCGCGAAACGAGTTGGCAGCCATGGCGATGAACGAAAAGGTTGACTACGTGTTGTGGATTGACGCGGATATGGTGTTTCCTGCGGACAGTTTGGAACGGTTGCTATCGCACAAACTTGATATGGTAACGGCACTCTATTACAAGCGCAGGGGGAAGCACGAACCCGTCATTTACGACCTGGATATGCAGGGAATAACGCACATTCCGAAAGACGTCGTGTTTATGCAAGTGGGTGCCTGCGGTTTTGGCATGGTGCTGATGCGCCGTGAAGTGTTGGAACGCACGACAGACAAGTATCACCTGCTTTTCCATCCAGATTATGACTTGTCGGAAGATTTGAGTTTTTGCAGGCGTTGGCGCGATTGTGGCGGTAAGATTTTTTGTGACAGTAGCCTAAAGTTAGGCCACATGGGTGAAAAAGAAATCACGGAAGGGGATTGGGAGAATGGCAGAGAAGATTTGCAGGGAATGCGGACAGAGTTTTGAAACGACCGGAAATCAACACAACGTGGCGTATTGTTCCCGTGAATGCCGAAAAGCTGCGGAGTATCGCAGGCTTGAAGCATCCTACGAACGGAAACGCCTGCAACGGCAGGAACAGAAGCAGGAAGCGGAAGCGCAGAAGCCGAAGGTGGTGCGCAGGAAGAAGCAGAAATATCTTTCCATCGGTGAGATTTCCGTGTTGGCAAGGCAGGCAGGGATGACGTACGGGAAGTACGTGGCGCAGAATAAACTTTAGGGGGTGACGGAATGGAAAGATACTCAAGGCAAATATGGGAAATCCGTGAAGCATCTGTTGATCCTAAACGCTTTGCAGGTTTTGGCCTTTATGATGGTTACATAGACGAGTATTTCAAGGGTGACGGTACCGCATCGGAATATGTACTTTTTTACATCATTGATGAGTTACACAAAAAAAACTCCCGTTTACGGCAGAAATTGCACATTCAGAAGCAAAGAGTAAAGGCGTTAAAAAAGAAACTCAAGAAGGCAGGTGACGCAGGATGAGCATAATTGTTAATGGCATGGATATGCCGAATAATTGTTTTTGTTGTCCATTGTTTATAGGTGGACATTATTACGGAGATTTAAGTTGTTGCCAAGGAAATCACAAGGTTTTCCCAGATGATAAAATATATCGCCAAACAAGACGCAAAGATTGCCCTTTAGTTGAAATTCCAACAGAACACGGCAGGTTAGTTGACGCTGATAAAATGAGTGCCGATTACGTGCATTACGGCATTGCACATTGCTACGACGTACATGATTTGCAGGACATTCTGGATGGGGTTCCCGTGGTTGTGCCTGCGGAGAAAGGCGGTGCAGAATGACCTACAAGGAAAAGCGTGAGTTTCTAAACGGGTACGCAGAAGCCAAGATGGAAATCATCGGGGCGTTGTCCGAAATCGAACGTTGGGAAGCCGTGGGCGCGAAGATGAACCAAGTCTTAGAGTATCGACCTGGTGGAAACAATCTAAGCAACGAGAACAAAAGCCGTGTTGAGCAGGCAGCCGTGGAAGTGATGACGATCATAGAGAAGATACGACCGGAAATCGATGAAGCGGAAGAGAAGAAGCGCAACATTCTGAACGCCATCGAAAAACATTCAAGGTACCGCAGGCAGAGAAACCTGCTGTTTTGGAAATACATCCGCATGATGAGCAATGACGAGATCGCGGCAGCCATCGGCAAGGATCTGCGGACGGTGCGCCACGCCCTGCGAAAAGCCATCATGGATCTGGACGTTTGACGGAAAATATTTTCAAGCCATTTACATTATCTTGACTTTTGCGGTCGATTGACAGAAAATGCCGACGTGGTACAATAGTAGCAGATTCGATTGTAATCCCCCTTACAATTAGGTCGATAAAAGAATAATTGCTTGCCCAAGCACAAAGAAGAAGCCCCTGGATGATCGCCAAGGGCTTTTTTCTGTGTTGCTCTATTCGTTTTCGCTCCCGTCATCTATGTGCCATCCTTCCGCTTCCATGCGGTCGGCAATGGCATTCAGAATGTAGGTGTTGATGCTTTCGCCTGCTTTCGCGGCAGCTTCCCTTACAAGGTCGGCATCCACTATGTCACCATCCTTGCGGAAGCGAACGGCTATCGTGCTGTAAGTTTTGGCATTGTACTTGTTCTTTGCCCTAAGTTGTGCTTCACTCTGTGGCATTCTGTTTCACTCCCTTCTCTAACATACTTGCAGGCTCTTCGTGATGTATCGCGTCACTTCGCCTGGAATGTAGTTGCTAAAATCCTCGTAGCCATCCGTGATCCCTGCTTCTTCCGCGTCAAGTCGCTTGCAGAAGTCAACGATCATGTTGCAGGCAGCAGGCGTGTTCATGTTGGCAATGCGATGCTTCTCCGTCCATTCGGCATCGAAGCAAAGCATATCACCATTTTCGTCAAGGCTTCTGGGATCATCGGCAAGTATTTCTAACCATCCGTCCGACGTTCCGTGGAAAAACCATCCTGCATCCGTGTTGCCTATTACGGAATACCCATCCCCCGTACAAATTGCCGTTCCGTGTATTGCTTTCATTCTTTCTCCCTTCTCCCCCAACATGGGGGAAAACTTGCTTGCCTGTTGGTATCATCATATCATGCTTGCATGAGTGTGTCAAGGTGATTTTGCTCCCGTCACTTAATCAAGATTAGCGATCCCGTCAAGCATACTGAAAAGCCATTGCATAACATCCGCTGTGAACTGTGTCGCGTCCGTGTCATCAAACACTTTGAGAATTTCCTCATCATTTATGGTCACATGATACGCGATAGCAGGCTTGCCACTAGGGGCGGTCACGCAGCGCACATTCTTGTAAATCGTGTTTCCCATCTTGTCGGCAATCTGTTGCCATGCTTCAAGAGCACCTTCCATGGTTTCATATTCCACTCTGTAATCTGGTGCAAATAATGTGTTGTACTTCATTCCGTATATCCTCCGTATTCTTCGTATTTGCCCCATATCGGGGCTTTATGATTGTTTGCGTGTTCCTGCCTCTATTCAGTTTTGCTCCCGTCTACGGGCTTACAGATAAATTTCCTGTCCGTCATAAGTCAACACTCTAGTAGGCTCCCCGTTGTACCATTTAAGCACCTTCCAAAAGGTGTTTACAACCTTGTAAACGGTTTCCGGCTTGTACCCCATGGCAATTAGTTTTTCGGCTGTTTCCTTCTTCACTTCTTCGATACTCTTCATGTGTTCCCTTCTTTCTCCCCCTGCATGGGGGTTGTATTTGATTTTGCTCCCGTCTGTTACTGTTGGTTTATGCTACTGTTGCTCCGAAGTTGTTTTTTACCACTTTCCGCAGGTAATTGCCGCAATAGGTCGTGTCTTGCGTTTTCAGAAACTTGCTAAAAACTACTTCGTCCGTGTCAAGATCCGTGATTTCAAGTGTAAATCCGTAGCCTTTATACCATGCCGTGAGGCCGTACCACTTGTCACCATTCCTGTAAAGTTCATACTCTACGTACCGCAGGTTTTTGTTTGTCATTTCGTTTTTTCTCCCTTCGTCTAAAACATTGTTTCCTTGAAACCTTCAAAAATCTTCTGTACTTCCGTGAGTGCTTCCGCTTCCGTCTTGCAGGTGGTGATGTATTCCTCGCCCGACATATCCCACGCCCAAATCTGAAAGCCCTTTTTTGTGCGTCTGATTTCGTAAAAGTCTTGCCACTTGTAGCTGTCAACTTCCATCAACCACTCTAAATCTTGCGCAAGTTTCGTTGTTTCCATTCTCTTTTTCTCCCTTCTGTTATGCTTCGACTTCGATAATCTCAATACCGAAACGATCCTTGTTTTCCTTGTAAATCTTGTTGTTCTCCGCGCCTCTTCGCGTCTTGTAGCCATACTTTGCAGCCATGTAGAAACCATCTTCGCGCCATTCCTGCGCGATCTCTACGAAAAAATCTCCCTTGTGTCCGAAGTAGGTGTTTACGGGCTTCCCTTCGATAATGTCCGTTGTTTGATAGATAAACCTCTTCATTTCTTCGTTGCTCCCTTCGTTTTTGCTCTCGTCATTCTGTCATTCCTCTGTTGTCTGAAAAGCCCTTACGGGTTGTGATCCCGTTTCTGTCGTGCGCCTGCTGTCGTGTAGGGCTTGTTTGTGCTAACATTCAATTATTGGCTTGCCTCTTCTTTTTGCGTCTTCTACGTCGTAGTCGCTAGCAGGCTTCACGGAAATGATGTTATATTTCCGGTAGTGGTTTCTAACGTCGTTTTCGCTCTCCGCGTGTGCAATGTTTGCGCAATAGGTGTTTTCGCTCCATTGAAAAGTGATTTCAAAGTATCTCATTGTTTTAACTCCCTTCGTTTTGTGTGGCTTGCCATCATCGGCGCGTAAGTTGCCATCTTGCGCGGACGGGCTTGCGCCCGTTTCGGCTCTATCTAACTACTTCGTAAATCTCGCCCGCCTCGGTGGTGTAGAAACTTCCGTTTAAGCGAATGTCGCGCCCATAAGCTTCGTAGTCAAAATATCTCTTGATGTCATCAGGAACCTTATCAAGCATTCCGCATTCTTCCGCGAAGTAGTAACCAATTGCGGTATCTTCATCTTCCGCGCCCTGTAAAGTGGTGATGTAAATCACATCTTTCAGGCCTTCCGCGATCTCTTCCGCGGTGTCATATCCAAAAAAGATAAGGGCTTCTGCGGCTGCGGGATCCTCTTCGATTGCTTCCGCAAGGTCGTTGAGGTCGTTCAAGTTGTCGTATTCGTCTACGGTCAAGCCGTGAACGTCGGTTTCATAATCGGTGATAAACCACTCTTCGTATCTGTCATCAATTCCGATGCGCTCTTTGCAAGCTTCGATCTCGTCATCCGTTGCAGGAAGGTCTAACCACTCTCCCTGTAAAATTCCTTCATTGTACTTTCCTAAATTCGTGAGGTAAATTCTTAACATTGTTTTTTCTCCCTTCGTTTGGTTGGTGTTTTCCGCTATCTTCCTTCTCGTGCAGGTTTCCCATTGTATCAACGATCACGCCTGCGGTGCTTCGGTTGTGTTGCGGTGTCTGTGTTTGTTTTGTTGTATTCATCATATCATGCACACACCACAAACACAAGACGGAGTATTGCACAAAAATATCATGTGTACACTATGCTTTTTCTGTACAAAATGTATAATGCACACACCACATTTTGTATAGTGTAAGTGGTAGACGATTCCGAAATCCCTTGATATATAAGGCTTCCGCAGGGATCATGATGCCAGAATTGCCGGAAATATTGGATTTCTGAACAAAAACCCTTTTCAGACAAGGCGTGATCCCACTTTTGCAGGCTGCAAGGCGTAAACTGATGTTTCCAACACAAAAAACTTTGAAAACTTGTTGGCATTTTGGGCTTTTCGGGCTTCTTTTACCTTGTTTGTACTTCCAAAGTGTGGTATATGTTAAAATGAGCAAAGAGAAAGAAAGAAGCAAAGAAAGAGAAAAAGAATAAAAGACCTATTGGAGAATAAAGAACAAAGAAAGAATAGAATAGAATAGAATATTCTTATTCTCATTCTAAGTTATAGTAACTTATCACGGCAGGCAGGGCGCGGAATGCGTAAGGCCTGTTTTTTGTTGGAATGCGATACCAGGACGCACGAAAGAAGGTGACAGAATGCCACGCGAGGACGGATACAAAAACCTAATACCGATGAACAAAAGGACGGAAGAAGAACGGCGCGAATTGTCTTTACGTGGTGGACTTGCCAACAAGGCACGCCTTGAAAAGAAACGGACGTTAAATGAGATCGCAAAAGCAATCCTTGATAAGCAGGTATCGAAAGATAAAGCAAGGTGCATCTTAGGCGATTACGCGGAAATGGTAGACGATTGCACGCTAGGCGAAATTTTGACAATACGGCAGGCTTTAGAGGCGCAAGAAGGAAATGGCAAGGCCTACGAAATCCTACGCGATACCGCAGGCTATAAGCCCACGGAAAAGCAGGAAATCACAGCGGAGATCATGACGGAAGCTGATAGGGCTTTACTGGAGTTGATTGCAAAAAGGCAGGGATTGACGGACGGAAGCGGAAAACCTGCGCAATAATTGCGGAGTGTTGGCGTGATCCCGTTTTCGGAAGAGATAGCACACCGCACGAAGCCTTATAAATCAAGGGTTTTTGCCGTACTCTTCGGAAAATGCCTATTTTCTGCATACCAAAAAGCCCACAACATAAAGCAGGAAACAAGATCTTTTTCTTCTTTTATCTTCTTCCTAACTTTACGTTACTTGGTGGTGTAGTAGCAGGATCCTGCATCCCCCCTCCCCCTCCGGCACCAGGGCCTCCCCCCTCCCGGAAAGGTACCATATACCCCTTAGAAAATTTTTTCCAATTTTCCACTTTGAGCATAATCTGCCTTGTCACCACAGAAGGAGCAACGATACTACCGCATGAGTTTAATCAGCGAGATACGCAAGAGTGAAATTGAATACTGTCGGGATAATCTGGAATACTTTGTTGACACTTACGGGCATATAGAGGATAAGGATAACGCGGACAGTATAATTCAACGTTTTGAAATGTGGCCTGCGCAGAGGGAAGCGTTACGGAGCATACGGGATAACAAATTCAACGTCATTCTCAAGGCGAGGCAGCTTGGCATCACGTGGTTAGCGTTGCACTATGCAGCGTGGCTGTTGGTATGCTTTGAGGGCAGAACGGTCATTGCATTGTCGCAGAAAGAGGATGACGCGAAGGAGTTAATCCGCAGGTTTGCGATGATGTTAAGTCAAATGACACCGATCATTGCGGAAGATAAGAGGCGGCCTACGGGATGGGATGGTGCGGTATGGAGTGCGAACGCACTAGAGGTTAAAATCAAATTTCCCAATGGGCTTACAAGTGTTTTGACGGGAATGCCGAGTAGTCCAGGGGCAGGTCGTTCATGGACGGCGAATCTGATAATTTTGGATGAGTGGGCGTTTCAGCAATACGCGGAAGAGATATACACGGCAGGTTTTCCGACGGTCAACAGACCAACGGGCGGTCAAGTGATAGGGCTATCGACAATAGATCGAGGCTCTTTTTTTGAGAACATTTTTACCAATCCGGATAACGGGTACAACAAGATATTTATTCCTTGGAATGCCGATCCGAGGCGTGACGAGGCGTGGTACGAAAGAACTAAGCTTGCGCTTGGAGATTTGATAACGCAGGAGTACCCTGCAAGCGTGGAAGAGGCACTTGCCGTTCCAGGGGGTGCATTCTTTCCGGAAGTCAACAGGGCGAACACGATCAGCACGGAACCGATGGATTTTGACGCGGAGGGTAAACCGAGAAATGTCGTGCGGTACGTCTGCATTGACTACGGCCTTGATATGTTCAGCGCACATTGGGTGATGGTAGACAGCAGCGGCAATGCGCAGGTTTACAAAGAGTACGACAGCCCGAACAAGACGATTTCGGAAGCCGCAAGCATCCTGTTGAAGATGAGTGCGGAAGAGGACATACATTCATACCTTGCACCGCCGGACTTATGGAACAGAAGGCAGGAAACGGGTAAGTCTGCTGCCATCATATTTGCGGAGAACGGAGTAAACCTCATAAAGACGAGCAACGACCTATTGAACGGGTGCTTGTCGATGAAGGAGTGGTTAAGGCCGCGAACGAACGCGGTGACGGACGAGCCGCAGAAGTCAAAACTTACGATACTTGACGGAGAAGCACCGAACCTATACAAGTGCTTGCAGAAGATACAGAAGGATAAAAAGAAGCCGAACGTCTACGCGAAAGATCCGCATGATTTGACGCATGACGTAGACAGCCTGCGTTGTTTCTGCATTTACTGGACTATCAGCGCGGAAGCGAAAAGGGATGCCGCGAAAAAGCAGATATGGACGGAAGATATGTTAGAGGACTATGAGAATGCCAACGATGACGGAAGGGCATACTTGGTAGCCAAATACGGAGAACCGATGCTATGAGGTTTTGGAAGAAGATGAAAAACAAGATTACGAAGCCGGAAGAATCCGCGAAACTGAAAGATTGGAAAAACAAGTACGATCAAGCGAAAACCGCTTATGACGGAACCCTTAAAGAGATCAAGGTATGGGAGAAGTTGTATGACGGAACGCCCGAAGTGAACGGCAGCCGCAACAGCGGACAGCCTGCCACGAAGGTATCGGAGAACGTACGCAACATCATCTACGAACTGATTGAATCGCAGATAGACAGCAGCATTCCGATGCCGAAGGTAATTCCAATCCATAAAGAGGACGAGGAACTTGCGCAGATTATCGAGAATGCTCTGGAGAATGAAATCCGGAGATTGCACTTCAACGAGATCAACGATATGCAGGAAAGAACCGTACCGATTACGGGCGGTGACTTCTTCCACGTGGAATGGGATAACCAGAAGGGATTTCATTGCACGATTGGCAACGTTTCCGTGACGGAACGCCATCCGAAGCACGTCATTCCGCAGCCTGGAATCACGAACGTTGACGATTTGGACTACGTGTTTATCGTCATTCCTTCAACGAGGGATGCGGTGAAGGCGAAGTACAACGTTGACGTTTCGGACGCAAAGAATGACGAGATCACGGACGAAGATCGCAAGAACATTTACGCACAGGAAGAAATCATCAGCGTAATTAAGTGCTACTACAAGCATGACGGAGTTATTGGCCTGCTTACTTGGTGCGAAGATTACGTGTTGGAAGATTTTGACGATTACCAGGCACGCAGGCTTTGGCGTTGCGTAAAGTGTGGCAGGGTTAAAGAAGGTGACGAATGCGAATGCGGAAGCAAGAAGTTTGAGCAGACCACCGAAGAGGAAGAGGAACTCGTTGAGGACACGCAGATTTTCGGTGAGGTTTTACCTGCAATGACGATGGCAGAGGAACCTTCACTTGATCCCTATGGCAATCCGATGCTTGATGAACTCACGGGCGAACCCATCATGATTAGTACGGAGCGCAGGACGAAGATTCCGTACTACAAGCCGGACGTAATGCCGATTGTTCTGCGGAAGAACGTTTCAAAGCACAACAAGCTGCTTGGATTTTCCGACGTATGCGTGATTGAGGATCAGCAGGATGCCGTGAAGAAGCTTGGAAGCAAGATGCAGGAGAAGCTGCTTAAGGGCGGTTCCATCGTGACGCTTCCGAGAAACGCGAAGATTACCACCACGGACAAGGAACTGAAGGTGGTAATGATCGACAACCCTGCTCAATCTGAAATGATACAGGTTAAGAACATACAGGCCGACGTTACGATGGATCGCGTGATGCTTGAAACCAATTATGATTGGGCGAAATCAACGCTTGGAATCACGGACGCTTATCAAGGCAAGTACGATGCATCCGCAAGAAGCGGAACGGCAAAACAGTATTCCATCAACCAGGCGGCAGGACGCTTGGAAAGCAAGCGAGTGATGAAGAACACGGCCTACGCAAAGCTTTATGAACTCATGTTCAAGTTTATGTTGGCGTATGCCGATCAACCCATTCCGCTTAGTAAGAAAAATTCGGACGGACAGTATGAGTTTAGTCACTTCAACAGATACGATTTCTTAAAGCGTGACGAAGCGAACGAACTGTATTGGAACGATGAATTTCTTTTTGAGGTTGATCCCACGTCCACCATCATGATGAACCGTGAGGCAATGTGGAATCAGATTGACCTTAAGTACCAGGCAGGCGCATTCGGACAGATTGGAACTCCGGAAGCACTCGTTGCGTTGTGGACTTTCCTTGCGGACAATGACTATCCGAACGCGGAAGCGATGAAAAAGACGTTCCAGGATCGTTTGGCGCAGCAACAGCAACAGCAGCAGATGATGGAACAGTTGCAACAGTTGCAGATGATGCAGCAGATGGGAGGAATGCCTAATGAAATGCCCCAAATGTAGCATAGAGGCGGCAATTTCCGCGACAAAATACGTCACGGAAGGCGATAACAGCCCCGATACGGAAACCAAACTGTATATCGAACAGCATTTTACCTGCCGAAATCCACAATGTGCCGATTTTGGCAAGGAAATCCTTGTAAAAAGGAACGCTTTAAGGTTAGAGAAGGACGCGGATTGATGCCGTAGTCCTTTTTTAATACAGAAAATTACCCAAATTCGCTTGGGATAGCGTAAAAAACCCTTAAAAAGAAAGGAAAACCATGGAAGAGAACATTAACGTTCAAGGTGCAGAAGCGCAGGAAGCCACCGAACCTGCTGAAACCACGGCTACGGAACCCGTAAACCCCACGGAAGGCGCGGAAGAGGCACAATCCACCACGGAAAACGCCACGGAAGCCAATTCCGAACCTAACGCAGAGCGAAACACGGAAGAAGATGCCCGTTTTGCAAGCGTAAGACGCAAGGCAGAGGCAGATGCCAAAGCAAAATACGAAGCGCAGCTTGCACAGGCGAATGCCGAGTTTAAGAGGCTGTTTGGCGAGTACACGAACCCCTTGACGGGTAAGCCCATTGAAAGTGCGGCAGACTACATTGCCGCGTTTGAGGCACAGCAACGTCAACAAAGGGATGCAGAGTTAAGGGCAAAAGGCATTGATCCCAAAATGATCGAGGATGCCATTAACAATTCTCCCATCGTGAGGCAGGCAGAAGCCATGAACAGACAGTTTATGGAAGCCGAAGCGCAAAGACAGCTTGCAAGCGACATTAAGGCTATTGGTGAGATTGATCCCACGATTAAGTCGGAGGCAGACCTTCTGAACCATCCGTCATACCAAAAGGTATTTGACTTGGTATCGAAGAACGGCTTGTCTTTAACCGATGCGTACAAGCTTGCCAATTACTCCGAGTTGTCTGCGAAGCAAAACGCCGCCGTAAAGCAGGCGGCAATCAACCAGGCGAAGGGTAAGGCACACATGGAAGCCACGGGAAGCGGACATTCCACGGATGACAATCTTGTGGAAGTGCCTGCAAGCACGTTGGCAATCTATCGTGAGGCGTACCCCGAACTGAAGGACAGCGAATTGAAGCTGAAATACAACGAATTTTTGAAAAAAACAGGAGGACAATAAAATGTTTGATTTCGTTAAATCACAGATCGCACCTAATGCTCCCGATATGATTTGGAAGCCTACCACCACTTCCGAAACCTTCAAGGTTGGCGAAACCTTAAAGCTTTCGAGTGCAGGCAAGCTTACCAAAGCAAGCGGCACCGACGTTCCTGCATTTGTTTCCCTTGCAGAGTACGTTGCACCTGCATCCAACGCAAAGGACATTCCCGTAGTTGAGATCAACGCAGGACAGATTTACCGCGTACCCCTTCAGGCTACCGGTTCTTCCCTCAAGGTTGGTGACAAGGTAACGATTCACACCGATGGCTTGCAGGTAACGGCTACCACCACTTCCGGAGTTGCAGAGATCGTTAAGATCAACGGCACCGCTGTTGGTGACACCGTGGAAGTACATCTGGCATAAGACGCACAAAAAAGACAATAGGAGGATATTAAAATGGGTATCATTATCAGTAAAGGTTCTGGACTTAATGATGATATGTGGAAGGACACCGGCACAGTTGTTACTTCCTGGATGATGGACGTTGACAAGGAGCAGACCCGTGACGATGAGCAGGTAAAGGCCATCTACAAGGTTGAGGAATCCAACAAGTGGGCAGAGAAGAGCAGCGGAGTTACTTCCATGGGTGACTTTGAGGCGGTTGCAGAAGGCGAGAATGCGCCTCTTGACAGCATTCAGCAGGGCTTTGCTAAGCTGATCGAGCATACCGCATTCATGAAGAAGCTTGAGATCACCGCAGAAATGAAGGAAGATAACAAGGTACAGGATATGATGAACCAGGTAAAGGGCTTCGTTCATGCGTACAAGAGATCGCGTGCTAAGTTTGGTACCGCTGCACTCGTTGGCGGCGCGACCGGATCCTTCGTAGTTGGCGGCAAGACCTTTGACGCTACCACGGGTGACGGACTTTCCCTGTTCAACACCGCGCACATTGGCAAGAAGGCAGGCGTTGCTACGCAGAGTAACCTGTTCAGTAACGACCTTGGTTCCAACGCTACCATGCTTTACACCTTGGCAAACATCGGCATGAACTTCAAGAACGATTCCGGTGAGAAGTGTGGCTATCGTTTCGACACCATCTACCTTCCTGCAAACCGTCCTGCAATGATTGAAACCGTTGCAAGAATCATCGGTTCCGATCTTGTGGTTGGTTCCAACAACAACGACATCAACACCCAGAAGAACAAGTGGAAAATGGTCGTTCTTACTTATTGGGATGCAGCTACCGGCACCAATCCTTACATCATCGGTTCTTCCGAGATGCAGAAGGATTTTGCGCCTAGCATTTTCTATGATCGCATTCCTCTTACCGTAAAGGATAAGATCAACACCGATAACTTCAACCTGGAGTTTACCGGTCGTGCAAGAATGAGTTGCGGTTTCCGTGATTGGCGTCACCTCATCATGGGCGGCGTAGCAGGCGGCACCACGATTTCATAGGATCACTAACATAGTGGGGTACTATTCAATGAGGGTAGTACCCCTCTTTTTTTGAACCGAAAGGAGAAAAAAATAATGGGATTGGCACCTAAAGGACTTAACGTCGGAGATACTTTTGAGGACGAAGGAAAGAAGTACAGAGTGAAGGCGATCATCACCACTCCGTATTACGAAGGTTATGACACGGAAGTGATTGAGGATGACGCGGAATGTGGCCTTCCGTTTGTGACGGTTGGCAACGAGAAAGCAGAGGAAGTGGCAGAAGAGCCTGCGGAAGAAGCAGAGAAGAAGCCTGCCGCAACGAGAAGGACAGTAAACCGCAAGAGGACGGTTAGAGCATAGAGGGGTAATAACGATGACGTGGAAAGACATTAAAGTAGCCACCTTACAGAAAATGTTTGCCGCAGAAGGCAACGACATACCGAGTGACGGAAGCGCGGACGATTACGTAGCTGCCATGCCGTACGTGGCGAACGAGGCACTTCAGATGCTTGCCACGGCAGGAAGGTTTCTGATTAAATCTGCAACGATCACTCATGACGGAACGGACAAGAAGTATGATTTGAACACGCTTTGCACCGATTTCTACGACCTGGAAAACATCATCTATTCCAACGGAAATCGCGAAGTGGATTTCGTGAGATACAGAATCGACAACGGCAATCTTGTAATGTACGGCTGCCCTGCCGGAACCTACACCGTGTACTACGATGCGTACCCCACGGAGATTACTTCGGCAACGCTTGACACCTACGTTCTTCCGCTTCAGAAGGAAGTCGTGGTGCTTATTCCGCTTTACATGGCATCACAGCTATATAAGGACGATGACAACGCGATTGCAACGACCTACCGCAACGAGTTTGAGGTTGGTTTTGAGCGTCTGAACAGGTCAATATCGAGCAGCACGAAAGAGTTTGTGAGTGAAAGTGGGTGGATTTAATTGGCAAGATTTTCAGTACCCAAAAGCCCTGCGAGAAATACGCTTGTGCTTAACAATTTCATGGGCGTGGACTTCACCAACAATCCGTCTGCGGTAAGTCAGTATCAAAGCCCCGATTGCGTCAACATGATCCGTGACGTTCCTGGCAAGATGCGTAAGTGCATGGGGTATCACACGATCAAACAATACAACGGAAAAATCAACGGCTTCCACAAGGCAAATGCCACGGAGGGAATCATTCATGCAGGAACCAATCTTTATTGGCGTGACGATGCCATTTACTTCAACATGGCAGACGAAAGATCAAGGTCGTGGAAGTTGGGAGATAACCTTCTGATTGCAGACGGAAGCGAACTGATTTTGTTTGACGGAACGCAAGCGAACCCCGTTTCGGAAACGGCCTACATTCCCACGGTTGCCATTTCAAAAAATCCGAGTGGCGGCGGCACTTCTTATGAGGACCTAAACCTTCTGCAAAGCGGATTTACCGAGTTGTTTCTTGGAACGGCAGACGATACCGAGTATCACATGACGTTCGGCAATCTTGACGCAAAAGAGCCGATTGTTTCCGTGATGCAGAATGACGGAACGTGGGTTGAGTTAGAATACGGAACGGACTTCACGGCAGATTACGAACACGGATTGATTGAGTTTGTAGATCCCCCTGGAGTAAGCCCCATAACGGGTGAAGATAACGTAAAGATTACCGCATACAGAACTGTTGAGGGTTATGCGGACAAGATAAATAAATGTACCATCGGAACGATGTACGGCATTAACGGCAACAAGGACAGATTGTTTCTTTCCGGCAATCCCGATTTCCTTAATTACGATTGGTTTTGCCAACAGAACGACCCTACTTATTGGCCTGATTTGAATTATTCCGTAATTGGTTCAAACAGATCCGCGATCATGGGTTATTCCATTTTGAATAACTACCTGGCAACGCACAAGGATGAAAACGAGCAGGATCAAACAATCGTGCTGCGCAACGGCGAATTGGCGAACGAAAGGGTTATTTTCCGCGTGGTGAACAGTTTGCAGGCAGAAAGCGCGATAGCGGTTGACAGTTTCGCTTACCTAAAGACGGAGCCTGTATTCCTTACAAGGCAAGGCATTCATGCGGTGACAACGCCCGATAGTGGCGAGAAGTATTCGCAGAACAGAAGTTTCTATCTTGACGGAAAATTGCAGAACGAAAAGGGGCTTGAAAAGGCAATAAGCTGCGTACACAACGATATGTATTGGCTATGCCTTAACGGAGTAGCCTACATTCTTGACGGACTTCAGCAGATGCGAACGGATGCAAGCGAACCTTATTCAACAAGACAGTACGCAGGCTTTTACAGAACGAACCTTCCTGCAAACGTAATATGGACGGATGACAATTCCATTTACTTTGGTACGGAAGATGGCAGGATTTGTGCGTTTTATGACAATGCCTATGCACCGGAATCATATTATGACGAGGACAAGCCCGTAAAGGCGTACTTTGAAACGCCGGAGTTGTCTGGAAATCTTTTCTACAAGAACAAGACTTTCAGATACCTGGCAATTAGATTGCAGGACTTGGCAAGCACTTCCTGCAAGATTGAGGCAAACAAGAACGGCATTTGGGTGACTATCAAGGACGTTCTTAGGGAAGTGGCGATCATGCGTTTTTCAACGATTGATTTTGGCAATTTCAGTTTCATGCCTTATCAATCGCAGAAAATCATTTCGTCAAAGCTGCGTCTGAAAAAGTTAGACAAAACGACGTTCCGTTTTTCCAATGAAAACGCAGAGCCTTTTGAAGTGTTAGACATTGGTTTGGAATTTACCGAAAACGGCAACAAGAAATAGGAGGTTGGAAATGGCAGATAATCTTATTCGCATTACGGATGCCATGATGGAAGGAAAAGGTGTGCTTCCTTTAAGTGACATTCCAGGGCTTTCTGCGGAAACAATGAAAAAGAAATTTGAGCAAATTGTGCGTGAAGTTATCATTCCTGCATTCAACGACAACATGGACGAGATTGCAGGCCACATTTACTACGATCCTGGAACGGGAAGCGTGTATTTGACGGTTGATAATCTAATCGAAAGCTATGCAAGGATTCAGAGCGCAACGCAGACGGATGCCGAAAAGACACCGAATACACTTGCCGTGAAGGATATGGATACGTACCTTAAAGGACTTATCAATACCCTTGATGGCGAGGTTGACGCATTAGATGCGGCAATCAATGGTGAAACGGGCGTTAAGGCAAGACTTACCGCATTGGAAGCAACGGGCTTTATCACTTTTGAGAAGAACGATGGCCTTGGCGCACACCTTAACAAAGCGGTTCCCATTGACTATGAGAACAACACGATGACCGTTCCGGATGACGCACCTGTTTTCACAAGGACGGGTTACACATTTTTGGGATGGTCTACCAATGACGCAAGCGCGGTTGCCGATTATCAAAATGGGGATGACGTGGCTAACCTTGACCAACACATTTATGGTAATTGCCTTACGCTGTATGCGATCTGGGAAGAAGATGCTCCATAGGAGGAATAGAAAATGAAAATCACCTTTGACGTAAAAAATCAGATTTTGACGAGGACGGACAGGAATCAAATCATCGCGAACTCATCCGATTTCCTTGAAGCAGACATTACGTTTTCCAACGAGTGGGCTTCCATGGATAAGACGATGACGTTCAAGAATGGAAATCTTGTCTATACCTACGTGCTTACCAATGACAAAGTATCGCAGGAACAGCACCTTAACCTTGGCGTTGGCACTTGGAAAGTATCAATCATTGGCGTTGCAGGAGATCAGAAGGTAGTTACCAATGAGTGCAATCTTTCAGTAAACGCAAGCGGATGGATTGGTTCGGCAGATACGCCTTCGCAGAGTGTGTTTGAACAGTTGCTTGTCATTCTGCAAAGCCTGCATACGGAAGCCGCATCCGAAGCGGTTGTAAGAAGTGCGGTTGCAAAGTACATTACCGATCACTATGACGAACTTGTAAAAGAGGCCGTGATTGTCGGTGATGTGCAGGCAGCGGTTGACGGACTTGTGCAGGACGGAATCATTGACGAAATGGTTGCAGAGCAATTACCGCCTTATGCAGAAGCGGCTGCATCGGCGCAGGTTGCGGATTGGTTGGAAGATAACGTTGATCCCGACACGGGGTATGTCATTGACAACACGTTAACCACCGCGCTTGCCGCAGCAGACGCAAAGGCAACGGGCAGAGTAAAGAATGAGTTTGAACAGTTGGCTATCAAGGGAAAAATGAACCTCCAGGGTGATTGGGTTCGCGGATATTCCAATGTTAGTACGGGCGTTATCGAGAACGTCAATTATCGTGTGACGCACGCAAATTGGATTAAGTTTGCGCAGGACGTGACAATATTTCTTGAATCCGACAGTTATTCATATAATGCGTTTGATTCTAACTTCAATCTGCTTACGGCAACGACAATAGATCCGCTAACGATTCCGGCAGGAACCGCATTCCGAGTTAATATCAGAAAAAGGCCGGAAACGCCATCAACCCCTGCGGACGTTGCAGAACTTTCGTCTAAATTATATGTAAAGACGGTTATTGGTGACATGGATGACAGATTGGATGCCTGCGAGGATAATTTGAATATTTGCCTCGATGCGCATGATGCAATAGCTACCAATACGGACTTAAATACTGTGACGGGTATTGGCTTCTATCCAATGGGATATAGCTCAACATACTTACACGATCCCGTTGGAACAAATCACCGCAGATTGTTAATTGTTTTTAGAAACGCATCTTTGGCATTGGTTTGTCAGATTGTCGTTGACGAAGATAGCGGAAATATTTACTCCAGAGCATACGCAGACGGTGCGTGGCGCGATTGGAAGTCAAAATTTGATACGATTCAAACTACCGTGACTAACAATAAGTCGGTTACTTATTCTGCAAAAGATACGCTTGTTAACGGAACCGACTTCAATGATGTTACGGCAATCGGATTTTATCCAATCGCGTATGCCTCAACACACGGAAATGATCCAATCGGGAAAAATCACAGGAGATTATTGATTGTTCTAAAAAAAGAAAATGTAGCCATAAACGGACAGATCATTATTGACGAAGATAGTGGGAACATTTACATTAG